AGTTTACCTAATGTCAACACAAGGATAATAAAACCTACAAAGATGGGCCAAATGGAACTAATTAAATCAACGTACTCCATTGTCACACTGGCCTATCTTAATTTCCAAGTCGTTTATCTTTGTCCTGAGTTCCCTGACTTCTTTTGAATGTTCTTCCAAAGCCATAATCTTAGCGTTTTGAATGAGGTCATCAGGTAATGCACCTCTGAGTCCCAGAGGCCACTCACGTACAAATGCTGCGTTTTCCTTTATGGTCATGTCCTGTATTGACTGACCGTGTTCTAATGTAGTAATACGGCTGTTTAGCGTTACGTAGGCTGCGGTAGCTACAACTAAGGAAGCTCCTAAGCCTATCAAGTTACGCAGAGGTACAGTAACTTTAGTCTCGTCACTAATCTCCGGCATTGAACCAACCTTTTACAGTGTCAGTCTCAACGATTCTAATTACAGTCCATACAATGCTCAAAGCAGCAGCCACAGCAGGAAGCCAGCCCATCAGGGTTGACACTGTTGTTGTTACTGCTACAACGTCTACTACGGCTTTTGCTTCTTCTTGCATTATTGTTTTGCCTTACCAATGTTGACAGCTAGGAGGTCTACAAACTTGTACAGCTTTGCAATCCACTCGTCGTCTTTAGGTGTCGGAGTTACTGCTGCGATGATACTTGCGACAGTGACTATGGTTGTTACAATGGATACTATGCCCATCAAGTCCATTACCATGGTACTCCTGCTGCTTGAGTTGGGTTCTTGTCTGCTTCAATCTGAGCAGCCAGAGATGCCTCAATAGCGTCTTGATCTACTTCAGCTTGCACCCAGCCAATTACGTCAGCTTCAGTCAGACTGTCGTAAGCAATGAAGCCGGAAGCAGAAGGATCAGGCGTGAAACCACAAGTACCATAGTTGCTTGCAGAGTAGGTTACAGCGTCATCGCCTTCGCCTACTGTTTCTGATGCAGTAGCTCGCCAGTGGGCGACGATCACGCCACCGTCTGATAACTCACGTTCTAAAGTTGAGATTGTCCAAGTTGTCATGTTTGTCTCCTGTTAAGATTCTAGTGCCGCGATACGGGCTGTTAGTGCTTCAATGGTGGCTTGTTGTTCTTGAATAGCTTTGACTAAGGTTGGAAGCATATCTCCCATTCGTAGACTTTTTAGATCGTCAACTTCTTCATCTTTATAGGAACTAATTAAGTCAGGAAGAACTGCCTCTACCTCTTGAGCAATAAAACCAGCTATTTGTCGGTCATCACCTTCTTGACTGTTTTTCCAGTCAAAACGTCTTGGTCGCAAAGCCATAACTTCGGTCAAGCCAGTTTCTAAATCTACAATGTTTTCTTTGCGTCTTGCGTCAGATAAACTTGAAATAGAAGTAGAACGTGCATAGATGGTTCCCGCCATACCTACATACATTTGCCACTGACCAGCAGAAGTTGAGTACGCCCCCAAAGTAATATCTATATTGTTTGAACTCGCTACTGACGAAAAAATATTACCAGTTGCTCGTATCTCACCTCCTGCTAATGCTGCGTTAGCAGAAGTCTTCGCCACCAGCAAGTTGCCACTTGAATCTATGCGCATGCGTTCTGTGTTGTTAGTGCCAAAAGCGATATGTGCGTTTTCTGCATTCCACAAAAACGCACCGCTGGCATTATTGGCGTATACACCGCCTGACAGGTAGAGGTTATTGAAGGGTACAATATCTCGGCCTAGGGAAATGGCCGAACCTCTTGAAGCGTTTGTAGACGCATTGTGCGGTACTAAGGTATCTCTTAAAGAGTCAAAAAATAAAGCTGTATCGTCTGAGCCAACATATATTTTTGACGATAAAGTACCAATACTACCGACTGTTGTGCCTGCTTTATTTATAGCAATAGCTGTCCCGTCTGAGTTTTGGCGATTAACGATTAGTGCTTCATGACCCGCAGTGGCTGAAGTGGTCTCAATGTTTGCGCCGACGACTGAACCAGTTACCGCAAACCTTGTGCTTGCTACGGTAGAATTACCTATGCCGACGGAGCCAGCGCTGCTAATCGTCATCCTACTAGCACCATGACCAAAAAAGTTTAAAGCAGCAGTGTCTGAATAATCGTTGTGAATCTCCCAAGTTCCGTTGCCGTTTTTGAGGACAAGTCCAGCGTCCCAGCTCGCTGCTTCAATGGTAGCCACACAAGCAGTGTTTGCAGTTGCTTCTTCAACGTGCAGCTTGGTGTCAACATTTGCTCCTGTCCCAATGCCGACGGAGCCGTTCGCAGACATATCAATTCTCATGGCTTCAATAATAGAAGTACCATCTTTGCCTTTGAAAATAATGTCTGAGTCACCTGTTACGTTTTGGATGATTCCGTTTGAGCCGTCAAAACTTATTCTTAAATCTTGATCTGCCCCAAAACGCAGCACTTTGCTGTCGCCAAGAAGAACATCTGAGCCGAAGGAGGCTTCTCCAGCTTCGCTCATATTTAAGGTCAAGGCTGTTATAGTTGAACCGCCGTCGTTGCCTTGGAAAACGATGTCGCCATCTGCAGAGTTTGAAGTTATATACCAAGAACCGCCAACATTTGAGTAGGTTGCTATTGTGGTTCCAGCATCTTTGAATCTCCAATCGCCGCCATCTGCGTCAAAAGTAATGTCTCCGGCAGAGTCCAGCGTTAGGTCGCCAGAGCTTAGGGCAATCGTAGTGCCGTCAATGTTGATGTTGTCTACACTTATACCAGCGTTGGCAGTCACGCTTCCCTCTGGATTCAACCCTATCTCAACCACAGCACCACTACTGTTTTCCGTGTACAGCCTTCCGTTTTCTGTGTCTACTGCAAGCTCACCTCTTACTAAGTCTGAGGCTGCTGGAGCATCTGATCCATATTTAGTTACAATTGTTGTAGCCATTGTTTAAGTTCCTCTTTAGTAAGTGCCGCCTGAAAGCGTACCTGTTGTCATATTGTCTGCGTTTAGAGTTGAGTTTGATTGTAGTGCTGAGTCTGCCAAAGCGCCTTGTGTTGACGTAGCTGCATCTGTGATTCCGTAGCCAGCTAATGTAGTCGGAGTACTCGTTAAGTCTGAAAAAGCTACCGACTGTAATGCTGAGTCTGCAGTAGTACCTTGTGCTGCTGTTGCATAATCAGAGGCTGCTGTGGTTGCTGCAGTCCCTAAACCTAGTGTAGTCCTAGCAGTAGCTGCGTCTGCATCGTCAACTAATGTTAAGCCAAAAGTAGACACTGCTGTTGCTGCTAAAGCTGCGTCTGCAGTAGTACCTTGAGCAGCAGTAGCGTAAGCCGTAGAAGCAGTCGTAGCTGCTGTCCCAAGTCCTAATGTGGTTCTAGCTGTTTCAGCATCTGCATCGTCAATTAAGGTTGCACCGTAAACTGACACTGAAGAAGAAGCCACTGCATCAGTAATACCGTAGCCAGCTAGTGTAGTCGGTGTGGCACTGATCTCAGCAAAGGTTAAACCGGAGCCTGAGTCAATCCAGTTAGAACCATCGTACACTCGCATAACGCCAGTGGTTGAGTTGTAGTATAAAGCGCCGGTAACTAAGGCATTACCGTCGTTGTCCGTAGTTGGGTCTGAAGTCTTGCTACCTAAATATCTATCATCAAAAGAGTCTAAGGCTGATGCTGCTGACGCTGCGCTGCTTGCTGCCGCTGTTGCGCTAGAAGCTGCCGCTGTTTGACTGTTAGATGCGTTGGTAGCGGAGGTTGCAGCGTTGGTCTCTGATGTGCCAGCGTTTGTTGCAGACGTTGCAGCGGCTGTAGCAGAATTACCAGCATTTGTTTCAGAAGTTGCTGCATTAGTTGCGGAAGTGCTTGCTTCTCCAGCTTTGGTTGTTGCTGTGGTTGCACTGGTGGCAGCTCCGGTTGCGCTAGTTGCTGCTTCCGTCGCCTTAGTCGTAGCTGTAGTCGCGCTGGTGGCTGCACCTGTGGCACTGGAGGCTGCGTTGGTTTCTGATGTACCTGCATTAGTTGCACTCGTTGCTGCTGCGGTAGCACTGGTGGCTGCGTTAGTCTCGCTAGTTCCAGCGTTAGTTGCACTCGTAGCAGCATTAGTTTCACTGGTTCCAGCATTAGTTGCACTAGTGGCTGCGTTTGTTTCGCTAGTAGCTGCATTAGTTTCACTAGAGGCTGCTGCAGTTGCGCTGGTTTCTGCCGCTGTTGCTTTAGTTGTAGCAGTAGTAGCACTGGTTGCTGCGTTAGTCTCTGACGTACCTGCATTGGTAGCAGAGGTTGCAGCATTAGTCGCGCTAGTAGCTGCGTTAGTTTCACTTGTGCCAGAAGCAGTTTCACTAGCTGCTGCTGCAGTGGCACTGGCTGCTGCTGCTGTTGCACTAGCTGATGATGCCGTAGCATTGGCTGCTGTTGCTGCTACGTCTTCTGTTATGGAAGACGCACTAGCTGCCGCAGCAGTAGCTGAGTTAGCAGCGTCTGTGGCTGAATTAGCAGCCTCGTTTGCTTTAGTTGAAGCAGTCGCAGCATCAGTGCCAACTTGAGACGCTACAGCGTCCGTAGTTGCGTCACCAGTACCTCCAGTACCTCTAAAGATACCCATAGACTGCTCCAGCTAAAGAAAACAAAAAAGAAAAACTAGGGGCCTCAGAAGAGACCCCCAGTATGCGTTCGTTACTCAGCAACTGCGAGAACGAAACCAGCTTCAGGACGATACACCTGAACACCGTACAGGCAATCAGCCGTGTACAGAGTTGACAAGTATTCCTGCTTGTACTGGGTTTGTGAACGTACTGACTGCTGCTCTGCAAGAACGATAGCGTCCTTGTGGAACAAGAGTGCTGCACGAGTGTCAATGGAAGATGCAGTGTTGTCGGCTGCAGCTTCGATAGTTGCACAGTTAGCAGACACGTATACGTCTACTCCGTACAAGTTACCGATAAGACCTGAGTTTACAGTACTGCCTGAAACAAAGTCAGAAGACACGTAACGGTCAATACCCATAATCGTGTTACGAACAGAAGGTGGGATAATAAGTACTCTACTTTCCATAGGTACGTTATTGTCGTCTAACTTCTGAATCATGTTGCGGAAGAAGGCGTCGGTGAATACGTCAGCAGCGACCATAGTGTCGTCAGTGTACTGAGTAGTCGTACCGCCATCATTGAAGAAACAGCCAGTGTGCTGGTAGTCAGTAGGAGCTACTGTACCAGAAAACACAACTGCGCCACCGTCGCCAAAACCAGTACCACAAGAGTGGAGGTCAGTGTCGATCTTGGTAGCCAGAGCGTAGCCAGCGTCTTCAGTGTAGAACTGTCGTAAGCTGTTTAAAGCTTGTACTTCAACGATGTCCTCGATGAGTCGTGAGTACTCAAAGTGACGGTCGATGTCAACAGTCAGTTCGCCTTCAGTGTTGGCAATGATAGTAACTGCAGTATCAGCAGCCTTAGCATTTGCGTCACCACGTACGGGCTTAGGGATGTGAAGTTTGTCGCCCTTCTTGCCACTCATAGCGAGCTTCTTGACAAGAGGTGCCATCTTCAGGTTCTTTTGGTAAGCAGCGATAATCTCGTCACTCCAGATTTCTGGAATAAACGTTGCTGCTTCCGTCTTTGCAGTATTACCCGCTGCTCCGGGATATGTAGCAGTAGCCATTAGTCTTAATCTCCTTTAGATTATTTGACTCGACCCTCGCTATAAGCTCTTAAGATTTCCTCTGATAAAGCTTGGTAACGCTCAGGGTCTGTTCTCATTAGTTTAATAATGTCGGCCCTACGATACACTTTCTTACGACTACCTTCAGCACTGCCTCGTGCATTGCCTGTGTTGGCTGCCTTGATCTGCTGCTTACGTGCTTGTTTTTCAACTTGCACTGTCTGCTGTGCTACTGTCTTACGCTCCTTCCAGAGTGAAAACAGTTCGTCAGCAGCTTCCGCATCGTATCGCTGGTCAGCGTCTACAAACAACTTAGTCCTGATCTTTGAAGCTTGTATCCACTCAGCAAACTTAGGGTCCTTAAGGATCTCCTGCATGTCTGGATGCTTATTATTAAGCGTTGCCAGAGATGATTGTTTTTTGTACTGAGCAGTGTACTCCTGCGCTTCTCTAATCTTAGGATGATTCTCAATAGCACGATTAACTGCTGCTTGAGGGTCTGTAAAGTAATCTATATCGTCTTCAGGCTCAACTTGTTGTTGAGGTGCTGTTGGTGGTGTCTGACTAGAAATGTAGTCGTCTACTACCTTACGAAGTTCTCCTACTTCAGAGGACTGACGACCTAAAAGCTTCTCAGCTTCTTGGTGCATCTGTACTACTTCTTCTAAGGACTTGCCTTGGTACTTCTCTGGTACTGTAGGTTCTTCTACTTGAGGTTGCTCAACTTCGTGTTGAATCTCTTGTTCTTCGTTTTCTATGGTTTCTTCTGCATTTGCCTCTTCAGGTTGCACGTCAACCATCGTCGCTTTAGACATAATTAAACTCCGTGAACTTAGTCATTATGGAGAT